CTTTTCACAAAGTTTACTTATTAGTAATGATGCAGGAACAGGCACACTAGATGCTGCCACAAATAATACAGGTTTAGGACACGAAGTATTTAACGTCTTAACTTCGGGTGACGATAACACAGGAGTTGGTAGAAAAGCATTTTTAAATTTAACAACGGGCAGTAATAATGTAGCTATTGGTTCTGGAGCTATGGCAGATACTACCACAGGTTCAAGCAATACTGCGGTAGGACAAAATGCTCTTACAGCATTAAGCACAGGTGCTTCAAACGTAGCTGTAGGTGCAAATGCCTTAGATGCTAATACTACAGCTTCTGACAACACAGCAGTTGGAACTGCTGCTTTAGGTGCAAACACTACAGGAGCTAGTAATACATCTGTTGGAGATGACTCTATGCTTAGTAACCTTACTGGAAGTCATAACGTAGCTTTAGGTGCTGGTTCATTGGCAAGTAATACTACAGCTGATAGTAACACAGCTATAGGTAGAAGCGCTTTATTATTAAACACTACTGGTGCTACAAATGTAGCAGTAGGAGGTTATGCTCTAGACGCAAACACAACAGCTGATAACAACGTAGCAGTTGGATATGGTTCTTTATCAGACAATACGACAGGTTCTGAAAATACAGGTATAGGAACTCACGCTTTAGCTAATAATACCACAGCAGATTATAATACAGGACTTGGTTATCAAACATTATTTACAAATACAACAGGTGCTAGTAACACAGCTGCTGGTAAAAACGCATTACTTAGTAATACAACAGGCTCTCAAAACACGGCTTTTGGAGCAGATGCTTTAGATGCCAACACAACAGCTGGGAATAACACAGCTATTGGTTATTCATCTTTAGGTGCAAATACAACAGGAACTTCTAATGTTGGTGTGGGTGCGTTTAGTTTAAATGATAACACCACAGGAAGTCAAAATACCGCTGTAGGTCAAAATGCTTTAGAAGCAGCCACAACAGCAGATAACAATACGGCAGTTGGATTTCAAGCTATGTATACCACCACCACAGGAACAGCTAATGCTGCACTTGGTACTTATGCTTTAGATGCTAACACTACAGGAGATTCAAATACAGCAATAGGCTATGGAACTTTAACTAATGCTCAAACTGCAGATAACAATACGGCAGTAGGAAGAAACGCATTACTTTCAAATTCAGGTGGACATTCTAATATAGCTGTGGGTGCATATGCTTTAGATGCTAATACTTCGGGTAATGGTAATGTTGCTGCGGGTTATGCTGCACTAGGAGCAAATACTACTGCCGATGGTAATACAGCTTTTGGACACGAAGCATTAACAGCAAATACAACGGGAGCAACTAATACTGCCATTGGTAAAGAGACTTTAAAAGCTAATACTACAGGCTCTGGAAATGTTGCTGTAGGTTCTGCGGCTTTAGATGCAGGTAACGGAGATCATAACGTAGCAGTTGGTGAAGATGCTCTTACAGCAAATACAGCATCAGATAATGTTGCTGTTGGTCGTAAGGCAATGGAAAGCAACACAACTGGTACATATAACACAGCTTTAGGTAGAGCAGCTTTAGCAGCAAACACAACTGCTGATAACAACGTAGCAATAGGTCGTGCAGCACTGACAGCAAACACTACAGGAACAGTTAATGTTGCGGTTGGAACAAATGCTTTAGCTACAGTTACAACTTCTTCGTCTAATGTAGCCGTAGGTCATAATGCTTTAACAGCAAATACTTCAGGTAGTGGAAACGTGGCTGTGGGTAAAGATGCGGGTGAAGCAGTAACTACTGCTTCATATACTACGGCTGTAGGGTATTTAGCGGGAACTAATATAACAACAGGCAGCGACAATACAGCATTTGGTTCAGAAGCATTAAGAGATGTAACAACAGGAGCAGGAAATACAGCCGTTGGAAGTGAAGCGCTCGCAGTAGCAGCAGGAAGTAATAATGTAGCTGTAGGAATAGACACAGGTAAAAGTGTTAGTACAGGCGGAGAAAATATCCTGATCGGGTATCAGGCGGGTTATAACACTGTATCAATGACTACAGGAAATTATAATGTGTGCATAGGTTCTGCTGTTAGAGGTAGTGGAGCGACAGTAAGTAATGAAATAGCTATTGGATATAATTTTAGTGCTGGTGGAGCAAATACAGTACGTTTTGGACAATCAACTAATTCAGCTACTCTATCCTTAGATGGTTCTGATACTTCATGGGCAGCAGCCTCAGATGAACGATTAAAAGATAACATAAAAGATTCAATTGCAGGATTATCTTTTATAAACGAGTTAAGGCCTGTTACTTATAAATGGAAGCCTAAAAAAGATGTACCAGAAGATATGTCTCAGTATGAAGCAGATCAAGATGAGCCATGTAAAGGTGAAGGCAAAGTTAATCATGGTTTTGTAGCTCAAGAAGTTAAAGCTGTAATTGATAAATATGAAGATGTTATAGCAGATGGCCATAATATTTGGAGCGAAGATCCAGATGGCACACAACAAATAGCCTTTGGTAATTTAATGCCAATGATGGTTAAAGCAGTGCAAGAACTTTCGGCAAAAGTCGAAGAATTAGAAAGTAAACTTAATAATAAGGAGTAAAAAATGGCAGTAAGCAAAAAACTTGTAAAAACTGTTCCTTATGTCAAATCCAGTAAAGTGGAAAAATGGCATTTGGAAATGCAATACGAGAATGATAGCGAAGGCGATGCAACATACTACACCAGTACATTTAGTACAGATGTAGAGGCAGTTGACCCTGATTCAGGAGCAACTAACTTTACTAAAGCAGCAAAAGGCACGTTCAGTAACGCTGACTTAGTAGCACTATGCCCTGTATCACAATGGGATGCAGTATTTGCTAGTCAGGTGGATTCGGTTATTACTAACCCGCCTAGCGAGCCAGTACCTGACGAATCATTTAGCGTACCTAGTTAAATATGACTGAGGGTGGCTTTCAGATTCATACTATGCCTGCGGTATATGTGTTAGAAACACAAATGCCACAAAAAATGATAGACGATGTTAATGACTATATGGACGAATATAGAGAAGATAAAAACAAAGAATCATTAGCAAAAACTTTAGTAGGACAAATAGATAAGGGAGAACAATTACTGTTAGATCCCAATGATAAAAGAATGGTTGAATATAACCATTTTATCTGTCAGCTTGGTGCTCAATATATTAATCATTTTAGTATTTCAGGGAATCGTCTTAAAGTTAATAAACAGGTTCAAATAGACGAAACTTGGTCAGTGCATAGTTACGACGGAGATTACAACCCCATTCACGATCACGGCACGAAAACTTTAATGGGTATATCTACTACAGCTTGGACCAAAGTACCTCCACAAATAGGTAATGTTAATGCTAACTCGCCAACCTATTCACTATATAACGAAAGCGGACACTCAGACGGCTGTATAGCATTTCAATATGGACAAGTATCAGTTATAGACGCAGAAAGGTTAAAACCAGCTCAATCATTTGTTATGACTCCAGAGGTAGGAAAGTTATTACTTTTCCCTTCTTGGTTACAACACATGGTCTATCCCTTCAAAGGTGAAGGAGAAAGACGAACTATAGCGTCAAACCTTAATTGTTTTGATATAATTAATGAAAATACCAGTAGTGAGGTAAATTAAGTGACAACAAAAAATAAAGAAAAAAAATCTGTAGAAATTGAATTGTCTTTAGAACAAAAGAATATGCAGGCGCACATCAACAGTTTAACGAAAAAAATACAGGCACATCAATTTGAAATTGAAGAACTTGTACCTAGTTTGCGAACTTTTGAAAAATCATTTACAAATAGTTTGCAAAGCAGCGTTGAAGACACTAAAAAGGAGGAATAATGGAATTTATTGTAAATATAGTGGGTATTGTTACAGCCGTAGTAACTGTTAGCAGTATTATAGCTGCAATTACGCCAACACCAGCCGATGATGTTTGGATTGGCAAATTGTATAAATTAATTGATCTCTTGGCTCTTAATATTCTGAAAGCCAAAAATAAACCAGGAGAATAATATGAGCTGGTGGAAAAAGGTAGTTGACTACTGGACTAACACAGAACGTAAAAAGGTTAGAGCCAGAAATAAAAAAGGTCAATACGTTGGCGATGATAAATCTACTCCGGATGTTGATGAGGCATATACCGAAGTAAGAGTAAAAAAATCTAAAAAGTAGATGTCAGATCTTCAACAAGCTATGGATAAAATAGCAGCACATGAACGCGAGTGTGCCATACGCTATGAAAACATAGAAAGAAGGCTTGAAGAAGGATCTAAAAAGTTCGATAAATTAGAAAGTATGATCTGGGCCGTATATCCATTTATTGTGGCTGTGGTCGGATTAGCGTCGTTTTTATGAATACAGAAGAAAACACAGAAATTACAGGCAGCTTTGAAGATACAGTCGAAAACAAAGATCCTATAATTAAGAAAAAACTTGAGCTTGACATTGACGTCAATCAACACAATAGCGGTGATAATCCTTTTCAAAAATGGATCTTTCTTGCTAAAACAGTAGATGCTTGGCGAATTTTTCCAAGAATTTTTGTAAGCGTTTACATTGTTTTGTTATACAAAGTAGTGACATGGTTTATGATTCTTGACGAACCTAACCTTGAACAAGCAGGCTTAGTATCAATCGTTGTCGGCGCCATGGCCGCTGTGTTTGGTATTTACGCTGGCACATCTGGACAAAGCAAGAAGTTTAAAGGCGAAGACTAATGGACCAAGCCATAGGCTTGATTGGTGATTTAGGTTTGCCGATCGCAAGCGGCCTTATCATGGGTTACTTTATTTTTATTATTATCAAACAGCTTATGACTGGCCTTGTAGAGGAAATTAAAACTGTGCAGGGCATAACCAAAATGCTGATTACCAGAGCGTCTATAATGAACAACGACATCATACGCATAGACACCATTGTAAGTAGTGCCCTAGATATACCGCCAGATCTTGACCGAATTGCAAGAGCTGAAAACTTTGTGGAAGACGGCAAAATAGATGCCAGAAGAGATTGATGGAAGTTGTAGATCTAATACAAAAGTTTGGGTTTCCTACAGTTATGGTAATAGGTTTAGGTTACTTTGTGTATTATGTGTGGCAAACAATTACTAAAATTATAGATCCGGCTGTATCTGAGATGAAAACTACGATTATCAGATTGACCGATCAACTTCGACTACTCGACCAAGATATGATACGCTTAAAGGAGAAGGTCGACACTGTTGTTAGGCTAAAACAAAATGAAAAAGATAAAATTCAAAAATCTTCTCGTAAAAATAATAAGTAGTTATATCTTATTATTCACACCCTTAATATTTGGAGATGAAATTAAATTTCAATTCAAATCCCCATCTTTCAGCGGTGTCGGTACTTCGGCTCATTATTTGACCATTGAGAATCAAGAGTTTACTAGGCGTGAAGCCTTGGCCGCAGAAATTAAGGCCTTAAAAGAGGCAGCAAAGCGTGAGGAAGAAAACACTACTTTAGCAAGATTTATTCGTAATTTTGAATCGCGTATTTTTGCTCAGTTATCTAGGCAGTTGGTAGAACAGCTGTTTGGTGAAAACCCAGCAACCTCTGGATCTTTTACGTTATTTGATAACATCATAACCTGGACCTCAGACGGGACATATATAACATTAACCATTTATAATACTTTAGATGAAAGCACTACCGAAATCACTATCCCTATTGGCGACTTTGGCTTTGGTAGCTAGTTGTACGACGCATCAAAAATACGCTTCGCCTTGCTTAAAAAATCCAGATCAAGACTATAAAGACCTAGTTACTATCATTGGTGAACGCAAATGCTTTTCTAAATCAGCGTTTATAAGTCGTCCAATTACAAAAGAAATACTAAAAGTACCTACTCCAAAACAAAAACCTGTAGTTGCAGTTTACGAGTTTCCTGACTACACCGGGCAAAGAAAAAGTGTAGATGGTTATGCTAATTTTTCTACTGCTATGACACAAGCGCCAGAAACTTACTTAATCAGAGCACTTAAACAATCTGGTTTTTTTCGTGTTGTAGAGCGTGGCGGTATAGATAACATAACTAAAGAACGACAAATAATAAGATCTACGCGTGAAAAGTTTGATGAAAAAAAAGACCAACTTCCTTTGCTTTTTGCTGGTCTTATTATTGAAGGTGGTATAGTCGACTACAACACTAACCTACTTACAGGTGGTATCGGTGCAAGATACTTAGGCATAGGTGCAAGCAAGCAATACCGAGAAGACACTGTACTGGTTTCAATTAGAGTGGTATCAGTAAGCACGGGAGAAATATTGCTTGAAAACTTAACGACTAAAACAATTTTATCAGTAGGAATATCTAAAGATTATTTTAGATATATTGCCGATGGTCTTGAATTAGTCGAGTATGAATCTGGAAATGCCATGAACGAAAGTAAGTCTATCGCTTTGCAAAGCGCAATAGAAATTGGTATTGTTGACATTATAAACCAAGGTAGTGAAGAAGGGTTTTGGACTTTTACGGAGAACAAATGAGGTATTTATTTATTCTTTTATTCTCAGCTACCTTGTTAGCTGATAATGAAATTTATGTGGATCAAAGCGGCTCTAATGCTTCTATTGATCTTGAACAGCTGGGATCTACCAACCTTATCGGTGGAACTTCGGCTTCATCTGGATCAATGACTGCTCTTGATTTAGACGGAGCAACCATGGTGTTAGACATCAATCAAATTGGATCTAGTAATATTTTTCGTTCCGATGCAATAGACGGGGCAAACTTTACAGGTTTCTTTGAATTTGATGGCGACAGTAATGTTTGGGACTTGTTGATGAACTCAACAGGACTTAGCTCTACGGACTATGTGAACCTTAACATAGATGTTACAGGTTCAAGCAACACAGCTGACATAAAAATTGGTGAAGATGATGACGCGGGTTATTTAGATTTAGATTGGATAATAACAGGCGACAGCAATGATTTAGATTTTGATATTGATTATGAATATGCAACCAATTATATGGACATCAACGGATCAACTAACACAGTAAACTTTACCGGTAGTGGCTATGGTGCAAGCTCAAGCGACGCTGGATATTTTTATCTTGACCTAGATGGCAGTGGTAATACTTTTAACATAGATCAAACATCTACTTTAGCTCGTGACTGGCTTAAAATTATATCTAACACTTCTAATTCTAATATTTGCGTCGTTCAAAGCGACGGCGGTACAAGCACAAGTTGCTAGTATCGGTGATATTACCGAATTAAAAGGTTATGGGCAGGTAGTAAGAGGCCAAGCATATCCAGCTGAATTAGATTTTGATATTGCGTCAAATGATGAGGTGCAAACACGAGCTGGCCGTGTTGCGATTACGTTTCTTGATGACAGCACAGTAAAACTAACCGAGCACTCACAACTACTTATTGATAAGTATGTTTTCGATCCAAACCCTGATAAATCAGAAATGGCTTTGCAGTTTGCCAGCGGTACTATTCGTTTTATATCTGGTAACGTAAACAAACTCAACAAAAAAAATATCACTCTATCCACGCCGACTTCACAAATTTTTGTAAGAGGCACAGACTTTACAGCAACAGTAAACGAGCTTGGCGAAAGTTTGATAATTCTTTTGCCCGATCAGTTTGGCGACGCTAGTGGCGAAATATTAGTAACGACCGCAGCAGGCCAAGTTGTATTAAACAAACCCTACCAGGCTACTACTACAACTGTTTTTGAAAGCACACCATCTAAGCCTGTTACTTTGGATATATCATTAGAGTTTATAGATAATCTGCTTATTGTTTCACCGCCGAAACAAGAAGTGCTAGAAGAGGAAGTACAACAAACACAAACTGCTGATTACTTAGACTTCACAGACTTAGATGTTGATTTATTAGCAGAAGATTTACTGGAAGAAGATCCAGACTTTGACTTTACAGAGCTTGATATTGACCTATTAGATGTAAACTTTCTTGAGGATTTATTAGATGTTATTGATGATTTAGATACGAAGGAAGAAGAAGACCAGCTTACTAATTTTGTTGCTGGTATTAACATAGCAGGCACAGCTGTTGGTCAAGACAGAGATACACAAATCACCACACTAATTCAAGGTAGCCAAGTAAAACTTATCCGCACAGTCAATCAAAGTGCCCAAGTTCTTGTGAATGGCGATCAGTCTTACACAGTAATTTTTATTCAAGACGGCGTATCTAAGGTTGTGCAAATCAATGGTACGGGCAACTCAACCATAACAATAAGGCAAGGATCTTAATGAAAAAAGTAATATTCACGACATTTATAATACTTTTATTACCATTATTGTTTCAGTTATACCCCTTGCAAATCCTAAAACTACAAACTTTTGATGCGTTTGTAGAAGAACAACAAACTAGCGGCAACTTTGTTATTTTAAGTATTAGCGAAGAAGATATAGAAAAAGAGGGTGGCTGGCCTATACCTAGAAGTCGTTTAGCACAAATACATGTAGATCTGTTAAATGCAGGTGCGCTTGGCGTTGGTTGGGTGGTCAGCTTTCCACAACCCGATCGTTTCGGTGGCGACGAAGTTTTTTTAGAAGCACTTGGTTATGGTCCATCTGTATTGTCCATGTATGAGTATGACAATGGACAATATCCACCGACCACTGGCACTGTATTACTCGGTGAAAACATATCTGGCATTTCTGCTTCAGGAGTCGTAGAAAATACACAAATACTCCAATCTCTCCCCCAAGGTATTTCTTCGGCTCCAACAGAATTGGATAATTTAGTAAGACGCATACCTTTGTTGTATCAAACACCAGAAGGTTTTGTGCCGAGTTTTGGAACAGAGGTTTTGAAAATGCTAGTAGGAGCAAAAACCTACATAATCAAAGGTGACGAAAATGGGATCCAACAAATCGCCGTGCAAGGTTTACCACCTGTTGATGTAGACCGCTTGGGTAGAAAATGGGTGTCTTGGGTAAAAACACCAGAAACCACATTAGAAGAAATGGATGTCAACGGGAAATATGTTTTTGTCGGAGTAGATGCCGCAGGTATCATGCCACAAGTTGCGACACCAGTTGGATTACTTGAGCCACATAAAATTCAAGCTGCGTTATCCGAGTCAATTTTGCTTGAAAACTCTCCTTATATTCCAGATTGGGCGATTGCAGCCGAAATTTTAATTTTCACGATTTTCGTGCTCACCATTTCAATTCTCCTTGCATATCTCCACATGACTAAGGGTTTGGCCTTAGGAGCAATTTTTGTTGCCTCTACGGGCGTCTTAGGCGTTTTTAGCATCAAAAACGGCATTTTATTGGACTTTTCTTGGACTTTTGTATCAGAAATGGTTATGAGTGGCGTAGTTTTTTATATGCGCTTTAGAGAACAGTATAAATTGCGTCTAGAAATAAAAAAACAATTTGAACATTATTTGGATCCACGACAAGTTAAACAGCTCCAAGACAATCCAAATTTACTCAAACTTGGTGGCGAAAAAAAATATTGTACTTATCTTTTTACAGATCTTCGTGGCTTTACTGCTTTGAGTGAAGAATTATCGCCAGAAGAAGTGACCGACATAATGAATAAAACTTTAACAGTCCAGGTAAACGCCGTGCAAAAATTAGGCGGAATGACCGACAAATTCATCGGGGACGCAGGGATGTTCATATTCGGAGCTCCTCTGGATCTTGAGGATCACGAAACAAAAGCAGTACAAGCTGCTATTGATATTCAAAAAGGTATAACTGAGCTAAATAAAACACTTTCTACTCCAGTCCAAGTGGGCGTGGGTGTTCAATCTGGTGTTGCTTGTATAGGTAACATGGGATCTGATACTAGGTTTGATTATTCTGCTATTGGCGATCCTGTAAACACCGCAGCCAGGCTTGAAAGCGCAACAAAAGAAGTTGGTGTAGATATATTAATTGGACACGGGACTGCAAATAATTGTAAACTTGTATTAAAATTACTAAAACCTATAAGTGTTAAAGGTAAAAAACATAAATTAGCGATATGGACAGTAAATGAGTAAAGTATTATTAGGTGTAATCGGAGCGCTGGTTTTATTGTGTAGTTTTTTATACTGGCAAAATAATAGACTGTCTGCTCTTAATGACGCTTTTGAACTTAGAGATGCGGAACAAAAAGCTGCAATAGAGAATTTACAAAACGATTTTACCTTACAAACTAACTCTTTATTAGAATTACAATCAAAAAATCAAGAAATAGAAGCAGAGATGTCAAGATACCTTGACATTTTTAAACGACATAACCTGTCTAAATTAGCTATAGCTAAACCCGGACTAATTGAAACAAGGGTAAATAATGGGACTAAAGATGTATTCGATAGCATTGAAAAAGATACTGCTGGTATCGACAATCTCGATAGCGGTTTGCAGTTGCAGCCTGATTCCGAGTAAAAAAGTAGAAGTTATCAGCAAACCAATAGAGCGTAAGATTGTTCAACCAATTTTACCAAGGGCCGTAGATCTTAAAGATCCTTATTGGTATGTGGTTTCAGAAAAAAATATAGATGAATTTTTAGAACGTGTAGAAAAAGAACACGGATCTGTTGTTTTCGTGGCTATGTCAGTCCCAGACTATGAGCTTATGGCTTACAATATGCAAGAATTAAAAAGATATATTAAAGAACTAAAAGAAGTAGTTGTTTATTATAGGAAAGTGACGACTAATGAAGGAGAAAATGATGAGTAATTCACCAGAGGCATTTGTTTACAAGTGCAAATTAAAATCCGTAACCGATGGAGATACTATTCGTTTGGCTACCATAGATCTTGGTTTTTCAGTACAGTTACATAACAAGGCCGTAAGAATAAATGGTATCGATACGCCTGAATCTAGAATTAACATAAGAAAATATCCAGAAAGAGCAAAAGAAAAAGAGCTTGGCCTGTTAGCCAAAAAAAAATTAAAAGAATGGTTGGTTGGAGATATTACACTACGATCCTACGGCACCGACAAATATGGGAGGGTATTAGGCGATGTATTTTGTGAAAAAGGTAATATCGCTGATTTGCTCAAAAAAGAAAATCTTGCTGTCGATTATCATGGCGGCACAAAAACAAAAAAATGGGGAGAATAAAATGGAAAAAATGGAAATATCACAAGAAGGTATAGCTCTTATTAAAAAGTTTGAAGGCTGCAAATTAGAAAGCTATCAATGCGCTGCTGGCGTTTGGACTATTGGCTATGGCTCAACCAGCGGTATAAAAGAAGGTATGGAAATATCACAACAAAGAGCCGAAGCACTACTGTTAGAAGATGTTGCGGTTTTTGAAGAGGCTGTCAATAAAGCAGTAAAAGTGCCGCTTGAGCAACACGAATTTGATGCTTTGGTGTCTTGGACATTTAATTTAGGTCCCTCAAACTTAAATTCTAGCACGATGCTCAAGGTTCTTAATGATAATAAAAAGAGTGAAGTGCCAGCACAAATGCGCAGGTGGAACAAAGCTGGAGGTGAAACCCTGCAAGGACTAATACGTCGTAGAGAAGCTGAATCACTGCTTTTTCAAAATGAACAATGGCACGAAGTTTGACTCTATGTAATACTACCTCTAGGCGTTTTACGCTTAGAGTTGGGTGGTTTTTTACGTCACTACCTAACTGCCCAGCTCGCTTATGAACGAGGTTTCTTTTAAAGATTTTGATATTTTATCTGAACAAGATAAAGCCGAAGCTGTAGCCTTACTTGACCGCTACGATCAATTAGAAAAACAAGACTCTTGCCAAGCTGATTTTATATCTTTTGTAAAACACATGTGGCCAGAATTTATTGAGGGTAGACACCATAAAATAATCGCTGATAAGTTTAACAGGATAGCAGATGGCAAACTTAAAAGACTTATTGTATGTTTACCTCCAAGACACTCTAAATCAGAGTTTGCCTCAACCTTTTTTCCCGCTTGGATGATGGGCCGCAGAGGTGATTTAAAGATAATACAAACCACTCACACAGCTGAGTTAGCAGTGCGTTTCGGTCGTAAAGTAAGAAACATAATTGACAGCGAAGAGTATCAGCATGTGTTTCCAGAATTAAAATTACAAGCAGATAACAAATCGGCAGGACGTTGGACAAGCAATCAAGAGGGCGAGTTCTTTGCTGCTGGTGTAGGTGGTGCGATTACGGGACGTGGCGCAGATCTTTTGGTTATTGATGATCCTCATTCTGAACAAGATGCTATGTCACCAAAAGCCTTAGAATCCGCTTATGAGTGGTACACATCTGGTCCTAGACAGCGTTTACAGCCAGGCGGAATAATAGTGATAGTAATGACAAGATGGAGCACCAAGGATCTTGTTGGTAAAGTATTAAACAAACAAGGCGAAGACCATGCTGATAAATGGGAAGTGGTCGAGTTTCCGGCAATCATGCCAGAATCAGAGGATCCGTTATGGCCAGAGTTTTGGAAAAAAGATGAATTGTTGGGCGTCAAAGCATCTTTACCTATATCTAAATGGAATAGTCAGTGGATGCAAAATCCTACCGCAGAAGAGGGATCTATAGTAAAAAGAGAGTGGTGGAAAAGATGGGAAAACCCAGATATTCCAGATTACTCTTATGTAATACAAAGTTACGATACTGCGTTCTCAAAAAAAGAAACCGCAGATTATTCTGCTATAACGACTTGGGCAATATTCAATAGAGAAGAAGACGCAGATGAAATAATACTTCTTGACGCAAAAAGGGTGCGTTGTGACTTTCCAGAGTTGAAGCGCATGGCTTTAGAGGAATATAGATATTGGGAACCAGATTGCGTGCTAATAGAAGCAAAAGCATCTGGAACACCGCTTACGCATGAATTGAGAAGAATGGGAATACCTGTTACTGCTTACTCACCGAGTAGAGGCCAAGACAAAATAGCAAGAATGAACAGTGTCGCACCTATGTTTGAGTCTGGTATGGTGTGGGCACCAGAACATGATTTTGCAGAGGAAGTAATAGAAGAAATGGCATCATTTCCATTTGGAGATTATGATGACTATTGCGATAGTGCTACAATGGCCCTGATGCGCTTCCGTCAAGGTGGTTTTGTATCTTTACATGAAGATTACCAAGATGAGGTGCGATTATTAAAAAAGAACAGGACAGTTTATTATTAAGATTTTTATAACTAGGTTTGTTTGGGATGGTAAAGAATATGGCGGTCCTAACATACATGCAGAAACCATAGAAATAGCAGAGGCTATAGCAGAAATAAATGGTTTAATTGTAGAGGGTGAACTAACAGACATAGTTGGAATGGAAAAAGATGAAGCAAGAGTGATACACTAGAGATTATGGCAATAGATAAACAATTAGGCACAGACAACAATCCAGATGTAAAAGTACAAGGCTCTGCTGTTGATATACCTCTTGATACTACAAGAGAAGATCAAATTAAAGAAGCTGCCGAGATACTCATTCAAAATGAAAATTTATTTATTGATGAGGAAATACAAGCATCTCAGCCACAAGAAATGGATTTTAATTCAAATTTGGTGGATTTTTTAGGTGAAGACATACTGCAAAACATATCAAACGATTTACTAAGCTCAATTAAAAGCGATAAACAATCAAGATCCGAATGGGAAAAAACTTATACCGATGGACTGAAATATTTAGGCATGAAGTTTGATGACACTAGATCGCAACCATTTGAAGGTTCTTCGGGTGTAGTGCATCCGATATTAGCCGAAGCTGTTACACAGTTTCAAGCGCAAGCCTATAAAGAAATGTTGCCAGCAAAGGGACCTGTAAAGACTGAAATAGTGGGAGCTCGCACAGTCGAGACAGAAAGCCAAGCTGAAAGAGTTCAGGAGTTTATGAATTATTACATAATGAATATTATGGAGGAGTATGATCCAGAGCTCGATCAAATGTTATTTTATTTGCCATTAGCAGGATCTACATTTAAAAAAGTTTATTTTGATTTTGTCCTCAATAGAGCGGTTTCTAAGTTTATACCACCAGAAGATCTTATAGTGCCTTATGAGGCACCAGATATAAGTTCAGCCGAAAGAATTACACACTCTATTAGCATGTCAGCTAACGAGATTAAAAAACAACAGTTGTCTGGATTTTATGCAAATGTAGACATAGGTTCAGAAAGTTATTCGGATGACATGTCGGACATAGAAGAGGCTATTGACGAAATACAAGGAATCTCACCCTCATATAAAGAAAATAGAAACAGAACAGTTTATGAAGTACATACTGTTTTAGATATAGAAGGTTTTGAGGATGTAGACGAACAAGGTAATCCTACTGGACTCAAACTGCCTTACATAGTAACTATAGAAGAAGATTCAGAAAAAGTATTATCTATTCGCAGAAATTATTTACCAGACGATTTACTTAAAAATAAAATAAATTATTTTGTTCAGTATAAGTTTATGCCTGGTCTTGGGTTTTATGGACTAGGACTGTCACACATGATTGGCGGACTATCAAAAGCATCAACATCAATACTTAGACAACTTATCGATGCAGGAACATTAGCAAACTTGCCAGCTGGTTTTAAAGCTAGAGGTATGAGAATTAGAGATGAGGATGATCCGCTACAACCAGGCGAGTTTAGAGATATTGACACAACTGGCGGATCTCTACGAGAAAATTTAATTCCTTTACCCATCAAAGAACCTAGCAACGTATTAATGCAATTACTTGGTATTTTAGTTGACTCAGGTAAACGATTTGCTGCTATAGCAGACATGAATGTTGGTGACATGAACCAAGCTATGCCCGTAGGAACGACTGTTGCTTTATTAGAACGTGGCACAAAAGTAATGAGCGCAATACATAAAAGATTGCATCATTCACAAAAAATTGAGTTTGGCTTGATGTCCAAGGTGTTTGGTGAGTTTTTACCACCTGTTTACACTTTTCAGGTAGGCACTGGCCCTAGCGAAATTAAACAACAAGACTTTGATGACAGAGTAGACATAATACCTGTATCGGATCCCAACATTTTTTCACAAAGTCAAAGAGTTACATTAGCACAAGAGCTTTTACAAATGGTTCAATCTAATCCAGAAATACATGGACCTATGGGTATCTACGAAGCCTACAGAAGAATGTACGCGGCTTTGGGTGTAGATAATGTTGAGTCATTATTACAACCACCGCCAGATATGACACCAAGACCAGTTGATGCTGGTACTGAAAACTCTGGACTTTTAATGGGACAACCAGCACAGGCTTTCCCAGAACAAAACCATCAAGCGCATTTAGAAACACACAAGAGTTTGTTTTTAACAAGCATTGTAAAAGAAAGTCCACAAGTGCAAGCCTTAATTATTAGCCATTGCATGCAACATTTACAATTCTTAGCAAGCCAAATAGCAGAAGAACAAATGCCAGAGGAAACAAAACAACAAATGGCCCAAATACAAGCGCAAATGCAACAAGTTTCTCCAGAAGAGGCGCAAATGGCTATGCAACAAATGCAAATGGTTATGGAACAATTTAGCTCTACAATTATGGCTCAATTAGCTAGTGAGTTCTTACAATCAATAGGAATGAGCAACAACGAAGATCCATTAGTTGATATTAGAAAACAAGAATTAGATCTAAAAGACAAAGAATTAGATATAGAATCTCAACAATTTGATGCTAAACAACAACAAAGAGCTCAAGAAAAAATGCTTGATGCACAACTACAACAAGAGCGTATGGGTGTGCAAAAACAGATTGCAGATGATAAACTTGAGGTAGCGATTGACAGATTGAAACAAAATGCTGATTTGAAATTAATTGAATTAGAAAATAAAATAAGAGGCTTACTATGACAACATCATATAAATTAGAGGCGATCAAAGAACTTAAAGCTGAAAAAAAAGCTGAAAGGATTAAAGAAGCTGAGGAGCTAAAGGCTGCGCAAGAAGCAGAAGAAAAAAAGCACCAGGCTAATCTTAAAAGAATAGCAAACAAAATGGCAAGAATAGAACAAGGCTTACCTGTAGAAGAGGAAGTTGTTGAAAAGGAAAAGCCAGTTGTAAAAAAAGCACCAGCTAAAAAGAAACCAGTTGCTAAAAAAACAACTAAAAAAGCACCAGCTAAAAGAGGCAGACCTAAGAAAAAATCGTAAATGGACGAAATAGATTTAATGGCTAAGATCAAGAGATTGATCGAAAGCAGAGAAAAGCAAATACAAGAAACTTTAATGTCTGGCGGATTAAAAGATATAGAACATTATAAATATTTGCAAGGAGAGCTTTCTGCTTTATACTATATTGCAAACGAAATAAGTGATATAGGAAAAGATATATGAGTTCGGAAGCAGTAGAAAACAACATAATGGCAAAAAAAGTAGCAGAAGCCTATGTGGACCCACAAGATTTAGTTCTTGACCCAGAAAAGTTAGATGCTTCGATACTCGAACGGATGCCACAACCGACAGGGTGGAGAATGTTGGTTCTACCTTATGCTGGAAAAGCAAAAACAAAAGGCGGTATTGTTTTAGCAAAAGAAACAAAAGACCGCGAAGCATTAGCTAGTATAGTAGCTTATGTGGTAAAAAAAGGACCACAATGTTATAACGATAAAGTTAGATTTGGAGATAAACCTTGGTGTGAAGAAAAACAATGGGTTTTAATTGGACGTTACTCCGGTTCAAGATTTAAACTTGAAGATGGTGCGGAGGTTAGAATCATCAATGATGATGAAGTAATAGCCACCATCCTCAATCCAGATGATATAGTGAGCTTATGACAACAGAAAACGAAGTAAAAGAAGTTCAGCAACCAGAGGTTGATGAAATTCAGGTAGAAGTGACTGAAAACGAAGCGTCGTCCGATGCTTCAAGTGAAGACGAGTTAGAAAATTACACGAAAAGTGTATCTAAACGTATTAACAAACTAAACGCGCGTAATCGTGCAACAGAAGAAAGAGCTGCAAAATTAGAGGCTGCTTTGCAACAAAAAGAAGCAGAAGTTCAAAATTACTATCAACATGCAGTGCAAGCACAAAGCACAATACTGCAAAAAGAAGAAGAGGCAGTCGAGGCTAAAGAAAGAGAGGCAAACGACCTTTACAAAAGAGCACACGCTGCTGGTGACGCAGATCTAATGTCAAAAGCCGACAGTTTAAAATCTGAGGTTTCTATACAAAAAGAAAAAATTAGAGTTGCTAAAAGCAGACAAGAAGAAACAGCGCAACAAGCTCAATATGTTCCTTATCAACAACAACAACCGCAACAAGTACAATCAGAACCAAAGCCAACAGAACAGGCTTTAAGTTGGCAAAAACAAAATCAATGGTATGGTCAAGACGCTGAACCAACACAATATGCGTATTTTACACATGTAAATTTGGTCCAAGAAGGCTATGAGCCAGACTCAGAAGAGTATTATGATGAGTTAAATTCAAGAGTTTACAAAGTTTATCCGGATTTACAATCCGATAATGTCGAACAAAGTGAGGGCAGGCCCGCTGTGCAAAGAGTCGCCTCCGCTTCCGTAGGAAGTCGGCAAAAAACACAAGGCAAAAAGAACGGCGTATCTTTCACAAAAAGTGAAGTCGAAACGCTCCGTGGGATCAAACCGCATGGCATGGCAGATGACGTATGGTTGAAATCCGTTGCTAAAGAAAAACAAAAAATAGCTAACAGGGAGGCAAAATGACAGAAGCTAATAATGAAGGAATACAATCCAGAAAATCTCGTGAATCCGAGACTCACGCTAAACAAACTCGCAGACAACCTTGGAGGCCAGTAAGAAAACTTGAAACTCCTCCGGCACCAGAAGGCTACGAATATCGTTGGATAAGAGAGTCTATGTTGGGCCAAGAGGATAAAGCAAATGTGGCAAGAAGAATCAGAGAGGGTTGGGAACTCGTGAGAGGGACTGACTTACCTGCTGAATATTCTTACCCAACTGCTGAAACAGGTAGACATGCTGGCTTAGTATATAGCGAAGGCTTACTATTGGCGAAAATACCTACAGAAACTCGTGAGGAGCGTAATGCTTATTATGAGGATCAAGCTAGAATGAAGAAAGAAGCGTTGGACAATAATATGTTTAATGAATCTAGAAAAGATAGCAGATATGTGAAGTATGACTCCGATAGAAAGTCTAATGTTACTTTTGGAAAAAAGTAATTAACGATTAGGAGAAAATCTTATGGCAAATAAAGATGCCGCATTTGGTTTAAGACCTGTTCGTGAAATGGGCGGAGCACCTTATTCTGGTGGTCAGTCAAGATACAGAATCGCAAGCGGAGCTACAACTCCAATATATCAAGGCGATCTTGTAACTCAACTGACAGCTGGCGTAATTGGCAGACATACCGCAACTGGAACTGTTCCTATTGTCGGAGTGTTTAACGGCGTTTCTTACACCGATCCAACCACGGGCGAGCAAGTGTTTAAAAACTATTATCCTGGCAGTATTTCTGCTTCGGATATAATTGCAAGCGTCATAGATGATCCAAATATTGTGTTTGAAGTGCAAGCAGATGATACCTTCCCGGTAGCAGACCTGTTTGGTAACTTTGACATTGTAGATGGTTCACCTGTTGGCGATACTAAGTCTGGTAGATCCAATCTTGAGCTAGATGTAACAACTGGTGCAACAACAGCTACGTTACCGCTCAAATGTATTGACATCTCTCAGGATCCCGATAACGACGATGTTGCATCGTCAAACACCAATGTTCTTTGCGTGATTCAAAATCACATCATGGGACAAAAAGGTGCTGGTTTAGCATAAGGAGGACATAAATGGCTATTTCAAGAGCACAATTAGCGAAAGAGCTAGAGCCTGGTCTAAACGCACTTTTCGGAATGTCTTATGACCAATATGACAGAGAGTATGAAGATATTTTTGTCATTGAGGATTCAAATAGAGCATTTGAAGAAGAGGTGTTAGTTACCGGTTTTGGTTCCGCACCAGTAAAATCAGAAGGTCAAGGAGTTATTTTTGACAGCGCATCTGAAAGTTACAGCGCAAGATATACCCACGATACAGTGGCGTTAGCTTTCGCACTTACAGAAGAAGCAGTTGAAGACAATCTTTATGACAGTCTGGGTAAACGATATGTTAAAGCATTAGCAAAATCTATGGCTAACACTAAGGAAGTCAAAGGTGCCGATGTTTTAAACAATGCTTTCTCATCTAGCTTCACAGGAGGCGATGGAGTATCACTTATTAACACTGCACACCCACTTTCAGGTGGTGGTACAGCTGCTAACAGAGCTACTACTATGGCTGACTTAAATGAGGCTTCACTAGAAGACGCATTAATTGATATATCTACATTTACAGATGACAGAGGTTTAACCATATCAGTTCAGGCTGATAAATTGGTAATTCCACCGCAACTTGTATTCGTTGCTGACAGAATTTTAAACTCTCAACAAAGATCTGGCACAGCTGATAATGACATCAACGCAATCAGAAACACAGGTGTTTTACCTGGTGGTTACGTTGTAAACCATTATCTATCTGATCCAGATGCTTTCTTTATAATGACATCTGTGAACGCTATGGGCGAAGGTCTAAAAATGTTCCAAAGATCTCCAATGGAAACATCTATGGAACCAGACTTCTCTACAGGCAACATTAGATATAAAGCAAGAGAAAGATATTCATTTGGCTTCTCCGACTGGAGAGGTATCTATGGATCTCAAGGTGCATAATTTGAAGTTGTAATACACTTTATTACTCAGTATTACAAAAGGGCCCAAATCGGGCCCTTTTTTTGGTCTAAATTAATTAAAAATAATGTATGTAAATAATTGCAAATAGTTGCAATATTTAGTATATTAACTATGTGGGAAATGAAATTAACAACAAAAACGGAGGAGTTATGAAAGACAAAAAATGGCCCAGACCTTTTTCTGGTGATGAAAGAAAAAAGTTTTTAAAGAAAGAAAAAGAAAGAAAAGAAGGGGGTAAATAATGTTTGATGTTATTAGTTATGACGCAAATGGCAACGAAGATAAAGCCATGGCAAAGAAACTCAAAGACGGATTTGCAAAAGTGTATGACAACATGTGCAAAGACTGTCTTGGTACTGGCAAAAGGAAGATCACTTTTGAGGATTGCTTTGGTAATCCAATGCCAGAAAAAACTGTTTATTTAAAATGCAACTGTAAGGAGGTGGCGTAATGAGTGCATTTTTAGTTGAACCTCAGCACATAGCTGAGATTGTAAAGTGGGCAAAAAAAGGTAATGTAAAT